AGATAGTAGATCCTGAGATCTTTCCAGAACTATTTGCAGTACCTGTTGCAGCTGCAGAAGATCCGCCACCACCGCTAAAGGTGATTGTAGCATTAGCGACATAACCAGTGCCAGCATTTGTTATAGTGATCTGAGCAACCGGCCCATTACCGATAGTCATTTCTGTAGTATCAACGCCAAATTGTCCTATAGTTTCACCTGTCACAAAAGCATCAGGTGTAATATTATCATAAAAAGCAGTGCGATTTGTTGTATTCGGAGCACCATTAAATCCGGTTACGCCCCAAAGTACTGAATTGCCTGCTACGTCTGTATTGCCCCATTGACCCATTTTGATCTCCTTTTAAAATTAATACATAAGAACATATTACTGTTCTTTTATTTATGATTTTGTAAAATTACATAGGTTTAGATGTTGCTCTGAGCATCCACTGATGTTTTCTATGGATCTCATGACGTGCTTGGAGGAAATTGCTGAGACCAACTTCACCCGCATCGTTCGCCATCTTATCTAAATTAGAGATCATAAACATTAATTTCGTATTATCTGCTATAGCCATATCGATCATTTCTGAGGCAGGAATAGGATCGATCTGATCTGCGATAGAACTCAATGCGCTGAATCTAGTAAACGATCCCGGAGCATATGACTGCAAAGCTCTGATGTGTTCTGCGATAACATCTGCTGCACCATGTACATCAGTGTACAGATCTGCGAAAAACTCATGATACTGAGGGAAGTTCGGTCCTTCTACATTCCAGTGAAAGAAGTGTAGTTTCAGATAAAACGCAAAATTAGATGCGTGATATGCCTTCATCTTTTCAATTAACTGATCCATTATGTGTCTCCCAATCCCTTAAATATTTCTGTACTCTCAGATGCGACTGACTTCCATCCGCCGCCTTTGCCCTTATACCATTTAGCTGCCCATCCATTCGCATATGCTGAAGGATATACATCAAACTTCTGTCTTGCTAAGCTCTTAGCTCTTGACCACAAAGCAGAATTAGTAGGTGCATTCTTTTCTTCTATGTATTCTTCTGTCTGTACATTGATGGGTTTATTACCCTTGCCTGATCGATCTGCTACTGGATCTTCTCTTCTTTTTCTTCTTGCGGCTGTTGCCCTATCTTCTTTATCCATGGCTCTTGCTTTTGCTATAGGAAGACATTTAGGCTTACCTTCGCCTGGTTCTCTAGCGCAATCGCCTTTGATGTTGCCTTTGGTATCCATGCGGACCCATCTGTCTTTGAACCATTGTCTTAGATCTTCGTCTAGGATAAAATCATTAAAAGATAACATTACCATGCCTTACAACTCCAATATCTGGCTTTTGTGCGAGGACCCGGATTCGTATCACAATGATGTCTAGCTCTGAATGATTTACGACGAGCAGGGATGTTCTTCTTGATCGTCATGTTAGGATCGCCGAAATTGACCTTTACGATATTCCCACCCTCATTCTTCACATATACAGAACGCTTCTTAGGACCGCCTGGCGTCAAGAAAGGTTTACCCAATTTAACTTTGCGTCCTTGATATTCTGCTTCTTCTTCTAGTTCATTCCAGTCTTCATAGAGCTCATTCCCAGAAGGTATGAAGTTCTCTTCAGTGAATCCTAACTCTTCCTCTGTGAGATCATCAATGTCACAACCTAATACTTCTTCATTTGTTTTATTCTTTGCGGCTGCTTCTCTATCAAGGATCGCTTGATATGCAGCAGAATTCTTTTCCATCTCTTGGCGATATTTGTCGCCAGAATCAGGTTGTATGCCCTTTGCTTTCATCGCCTTTTCGATCTTGCTCGCAGGAGATACATACCCTTTGCCATATTTTTCTTTGAGCTCGGTTTCTTCCTTAACATGGACCTTGGCAGCTTTTACAGCTTCAGGATAGTCCTTGCCATTACGAAGGTGCATATTGATAGCATCCTGCATCTTTTTTGATTGCTGATTAAAATGAGCATCAGCAGAATGTCCCATTCCGGTAGGTGACTTAGGATAGTTTCTTTCTTCTTTAGCCTCAGTCGCCTCATCGATGACATTCTTTACGATTGACTGATGGCGATAGTATGCGCTGTCTGTCTTACGATCTGCATTAGCATCGTTTCTTCTGACGATATCCATCTCTTTTCTAACAGGATTACCTGAGCGAGATGCCGCCTCTTTATCATTCTTTGGGTTCTTAAACTGTAGAGCAAACTTACTATTGACTACTTCTCCTGGAGTGTCTTTCTTATAGATATTGGTCAGCGATGTTGTTCCGTCATCTCTGAGATGCGTATCCAATTCAGATAACACTCTATCATAGATAGCATTCAATTGAGATAATATACCTTCATTCTGCATAGGATTGACTTCAATAACATCTGGCTTGCCTGAAGGATTTTCTGGAGTCTTACCGACCATAGTAGATCCTTTAGATATCTGATCTTTGACTTCACCCGTCTTTAATTTCTTAGAACTAGTAGTCTTGTTATCTCGGATATCTTTAGCATTATCTGCAGGAGGAGCTTGTGATGTCTGTTGATTGGTTGCCATGTTATCTCTCGGGTTCGATTTTTATATATTTATAATTAGATATCTACATCTTCTTTAATGCTCTGGATGTGTCCCATCATCTCTTTCACATGAGGATGGAGAGCTTTAGGTATTGCTTTCTTGACACCTTCCGTATCACCTGCATGTGCCATAGCTCTGACTTTGGTTCCTGATACACCTTCTGTACCTTCGGCATCAGGATCACGAGAGCCTGCCGAATGTACGTTAATATGCTTGAAGTTAAACAGAGCGCCTTCGTGTGTTCCATTATACTTATGAAGCAATTTATGATACTCGTCTACACGATCAGAGCCAGCGACCATATGGAGATGAGTGACACCTTGCTTATGGAGCTTTGCTGCTTGCTGTAATACGCTAGGAGATTCGCTGTCAGAATGAGATACAGTAGATGTCTTTGCAACAACTTTCTTCAAGTATCCTACTTTAGACTTAGTCGGGACCGGATTCTTAGATGTTCCTTCTGAATGAGAAGCGATGATGTTTGCTCCTACACCGTGTTTAGCAGCAATTTTTTCTGTAGCATGGATGAGTTTCTCATGTCCGACAGTCGGCGGATTGAATCTTCCGAACGCAAAGACGCCGTGCTTGGTATCTTCTTCTTCTGATATGAATTGGATGAAGGTCTTCATTCTGCAAACCTCGGATTGTTTAATATCGCATTAGATACTTTAACTGGGACTAACTTTGATACAGGTCTCATCTTTCCTGCAGAATCTTTCTTCTGAAGCACGATGCCTTCACCTTGTGACTTCTTGCCATCTATAGATGTTTCCATGTCAGGGTGCGAGATTCCTTTTAGGACATGTTCTGTAGCTTGTCCGAGATGATGTCTGATGTCTAATGAGCGTTGAAAATGAGGAGCATGCTTTTCGACATGAGCGATATGGCTAGCAAATTGATCTCTTGTTTTCTGTTGTCCTGCAGGTGTCTTTAATTTCTTAGCTGCCTTCTCACCTTCAGCAGCAAGATGCTTCTTGTATCCTTCTACAGTGGCAGTCTCGCCGCGTCTCGTCGTCCTGTTGAGGTATGTAGTGAAATGACCTCCTTTCTTAGGATCGATATGTGCGGGAGTGAGATGCTCGGTCGTATGACCTTTTAATAGCGCCTTTGCTGCATTCAGATGCTGTTCTGTCGCTTTCCTATCTTCATCTGAATATGTCTTCGGATCAGGATGATATTCATGTTCTGGGACAAATACGTTATCGCTATGTTTCAAAGCATTCTTTGACAACCCGTGAGCAACTCCGCCTGTGATCTCTGTATGCACAGCGATCCCGAGAGGTGCCTTTGTCTTTGCCTTATATGTGATCCTGTTCGGCGTCGTAGAAGTAGAACCACCCTTCTTGGATGTCTTATCTGCTTTATCTGCAGGTGTATGTAGCAAATCGCCCTGAACATGATGACCTTTGTTTACAAACTCATGTCCGTGTGCTAACAGATGCTTGAGCGACGCCGCATATTCTGGCGCATGTCCAAAATGCGTATCGATCTCTGCTGGCGTTCTTGCAACGACACCTCTTGCCATCCTATGCTTATCTGAGACGCCAACACCCTTCTCATCATGTATCACATGTACAGATGCGCCGCCGTCAGTCTTTAGAGAAGCACCCACAGGGCTAGATTGTCCCATCCTCTTCTTATGGAATTGATGTAACAGATCGACAGCTGCTTGAGCATGCTGAGGTGCTTCGTGGGGTAGATCTTTCGTATGAGTAAGATGTCCGAGCATCTCGTCATCTACGGATGTTGCCTCTGAGATAAATTCTGCAAAAGTTTTCATTGTCTTACGAAGCCCTTTCATCTGCTTTAATATTACCTGAGCGACCAGAACCCTTAGGTAAAGAAGCTCTCAATTTTGGTCCGCTATGATCTACATCATTGACGTGTTGGACAGAGGCCTCTTTATTGTTGCTAGCAGATTTAACAAGATAAGAAGCAGCGTGAGGGGAATTTTCTCCAAATTTACCACGTCCAGTCGTAGCTTCTTTTCTAACAAAAGAATTCAAATGAGGATGAGCATCATGTACTGCATTAATAGCAGATTGTGCTTTATTTTTATGTTCTTGTTGTTCTGTCGGCGATGCTGTTTTCATAGCATTCATGTGATGATGTACTTCATCCATCTTATGCATTATTTCTGAATGTATGTTATCTTTTTCTTTTTTAGATTTTTTAGCATACTGCGGATGAGTATCTAACATTTCTCTAGCAGCATGATCATGTACTGCTTTATTTTCTTCTGGTCCAGCAGACATTAACTGTGAACCGCCGCCTTTTTTCATTGAAAGTTTAAGACCGGATCCTTCTGCAGAACCAGGTTTAGATATAGATACATCAGATTTAGAAACTGCACCTTTAGTAGCACCATGTTTTTTCCATGTGTCTGATATCTCACCTCTACTAGCTCCCATGACCTTTGCTTGATGTCCTTCTTTTACAGCTGCTTTAAAATCAGGATGTTTAGCTATAGCATGAACAGTATGGACTGCATCAGACAATTCTCTGTGATAATCTTGAATTGCCTCCGGAGATTTTTTGCCACCTTTAAACCCGGCAGACGAGATTTTACTATGGTGTAAAGCATGAGTCGGATCTGTTTTAGCTTTTTCTAATTCTGAATTCATCGCATCTTTATCATGAGTCAATCCATGTTTAACCATATGATTCCATACATGAGTAAAAGCATGCTCATCGCTGTATCCAGATTTTGCTACAGTTTCTGTGATGAAATTTAAAAAAGTTAGCATTAGATTCCTCATCATTTAAATATAAATTATTTCTTATATTTATACAAATGAAAAAAGAGGACACGAGGTCCTCTTTTTGTCACAATCCAATCATCTTAGATTGATATTTGAACGACCCTTTAAAGTCATTTCGCAACCATTCTTCTAAGATCTCAAACCTGAGAGCAGAATCCTCTTCACCTTCATTAGTAAGATCTTTACGAGCTTCCTTGCAGAAGTTAAGCAGCGACTGAAGCGATATATTAGCGCCATCATTCAGTGATGCTGCATGAGTCTTGCCGGCACGTTGATTAGACATAAAAACCTCCATTGCTGATATTATGATAATAGCATGGAGGTTTAATTATGTCAACCGATAACTTAATTACTTGACGTTGATCTTACCCATAGCGTCTTTCTTAATCTTAGCCTTGACAGATTCTGGCATTGGAATATAATCAAGTGCCAATGCCTGTGAGTCACCTTGATCAAAGGCATAATTAAAGAATGCTAGAGCTAGTTTGCTATTAGCCTTGTCTGATGGTTCAGCGTGCATCAAGATGAATGTTGCTGCTGACATTGGCCAGCTGTTATCGCCTGGTTGATTGCTGATGATAACGGCAAATCCTGGAGTTCCATTCCAATCAGCTTTTTCTGCTGCTGCTGCAAAAGACTTAGCTGTTGGTCTAACATTCTTACCAGCTGCATTGATCATATTGGTGTATGTGATACCATTCTGCTTGGCATAGGCATACTCGACGTATCCAATGCTTCCATCTGTCTGCATCACATTGTTTGCGACACCTTCGTTACCCTTGGCACCGATACCGACTGGAAACTCAACTGAAGTGCTTTCTCCAACCTTGCTCTTCCATTCTGCAGATACCTTTGACAGGTAGTTAGTGAAGTTGAAGGTCGTACCTGATCCATCACTACGACGAATGACGATGATCGCTTTGTTTGGAAGATTTAACTTTGGGTTCAATGCCTTGATAGCAGCGTCATCCCACTTGTTGATCTTGCCCAGATAGATGTTAGCCAGTGTCTCGCCATCGAGAACCATCTGGCCAGACTCAACGCCTTCCAGCCTGATGATAGGCACGATACCGCCGATAACCATTGGCCACTGGATCAAACCATCCTTGGCTAGTTCTTTCTCATTGAGTGGCTTGTCAGTTGCGCCAAACGTCACTGTCTTAGCAGCAATCTGCTTGATCCCACCACCAGAACCGATTGATTGATAGTTTAGATTGACACCAGATAATTTCTTATATGAATCAGCCCACTTTGCATAGATTGGATAAGGGAATGTTGCACCAGCACCTGTAATATCTGCTGCAGTTGCTGTGAAAGGAATGGTCAATAGACCGATGGCTAAAAGCATTTTTTTAAACATGATAACTCCCGTATGATGAAATATAGAAGACCCGTGCCTCCCATGACTTATATATAAACGTAGTATGAAGCTTGGATGAATCTTAGATGAAGCTAAGATGAATTGTGTGTTTTTTGTGAAAAAAGGCACCGCAAGGTGCCTTAATTTCTTGTCAATAAGAATGCTTATATTAGAAGCTGAGCTTATAACCGACTGTGATGGCATCAGTCGATGCTTCAAAGTCTGAATCGTATGAACGAGCCAACTTGACGAACACTGCGTTTGTCTTATTGAGTGCAAAAGTTGCACCTGTGCTCAACTGATGTGATTCCCAGTTGTTTGCATCATCGATAGCATTACGATAACGATAACCGATAGCATTCAATGTAAGGTTGTCTGCTAGCTTATAGTCAGCGCCTGAGCTGAGTGTGTAGTACGGATAGTTCGCACCATTGGTGAAACGCTCACCGATAGAAGCACCGACCTTTGCAGTGATACCTGCAAACAATGGGATCTTATATCCGACAGATGCTTCGATTGTCTGCTTCAATGCACCTTCATCAGCAGCCTGTGAAGTGCCTACAGCAGCTCCAACAGAGAGACCACCGCCAAGATTACGATCTACACCCAATGAATATGTGGTTGCAGTAGATGCATCATATTCGTTTGGAGCAAACTCATAGCCATAGCCTGCAGTGATAGTTGTATCAGCAGATGCTGTTGCCTGAACAGGAGCAGCAGGAGTTGCCTTTGATGGAAGATCGCCTGCATATGCAGTAGTTGCCATCAATAGAGCAGCAGTAGTAACGATAAAATGTCTCATTTAATTCTCCGTGTTTTTAATGAAAGATTAGCCTTCCACAACAAGATCTTTGTTTGACAAGTTGTTAGCGCGTGTCCATTGGACGACTAACCCGATTGCACGTCCATGGGCTTCAATTTCCCAGGGCGTATCCCAATAATCAACTTTGTTCGTATCGAAGCGCTTGCTACAGAACTTGTAGACATGCTTCTCACGTTGAAGCTGATAATACTCACCTTTGGCCCACTGCTTGACATGAACAAGTTCGTGAGCTAATGTATTTAACAAAAGTTGAATTGACTGGTCTGGATCTATCTCGATCTCAAACTCTTCTGGACGATAGTGCTGATCCATCCAGATGCAGTTACCATATTGGCTAGTTTGTTTGAACAAGTTCTTTTTAAATACAACAGTTATCTCTAACCGATCTTTTTTTGGTTGTGTAAAGAACTTATCCAAGACAAACGTAGAAAGGCTACGAAGGTACTCTTCCTGTTTTGGCTTGATTTTCTTCGCACCTTTGAACTTAATCATGCTTTTTCTTTGCTTCCTGCACGATACATAGCCTGGATGAATATCTCTTTCTTCATGAACCCAGCAGATTCTGTGTATGATGAAACGCCGCCAATGGGGACATAGCCAAGTTGCATCAATTCAATGACTTCTTTCTCTAGCTTATAACTAGACCAGTCTTCGAGAATCTTATAATCAGGAGCTTGTGCCATATCAATAAACCTTCTTTTCCATATGGATGGTAACAGTACGATTAGAATGCGCTACCTTCTTGATGACCTTATAGCCCGCCTTCTGCATGGTACGCATCTTGTTGATGACATAATTCAACTCACCCGTAAACGAGTAAGGGACTGTTGCTTTATCGTACATATCAGGCTGCCTTAAGCATGTTGAGAGGAACGTCATAGCGTATCGTTGAAGGAACACGGCGCATCTTAGTGTCGTATGAATGAGAATTCGGAATCGTGCATTCTACAGTCGCCTTCTTGATCTTGACCGACATAACAACGCCAGCATAATCAGTACCTTTATGGCTAAAAGTCACTTTCTGACCTTCTTTGATAGAACGCTTGACTGTCTTTGACAGCTTCTCACGGCGAAGCTTCATTGCTTCCGAGAGGGAAACTAGCTGATCGTAAGTGGCGTCAAGAGCTACGAACGAGAGGACGAGGTTGAAATCAGTCATTGTGTGTTCCTTTGTGTGTGTTTTCATCATATTAATAATATACGATGTTTTGATAAAAATGTCAACCGCTATTTTAATTAAATTACCTGTTCATGCCGCACTACGAGTGTGCAGTATGTCTTCAATCTTTCTACTGACTAAATTTTTAACAACTCTTGAAGAAGAATCAATGTCCATGCCATCCATTAGTTCTGACAATTCTAAATCATTCAGTTTTTCAAGGCGAGCATATTCTTTATTCAGTTCACGATGTGAACTGATATTCCATTTGGCGCAAGAATCTTTTCGAAAAGGCATGTTGTTCTCCGTTGTTTTCATCATATTATCAATATAAGGTATTATGATAAAAATGTCAACCGCTATTTTAATTAAATTACAGAGAAATTAGATTTAAATCTTTAAGAGATGGAAACTCTTTGATTAGAGAATACCAACAGTCGATTGCAACTTCACGATGTTCTTTCTGTGTGCCATTAGTTGTCCGTAGCTGACAGTAATGGATCCATGAGCGCAATGATCCTGCCATGTACAGCTTTGATACAGTCAGGCCTTCTGGAAGTACTGCACGAGCCTGTTCTTTAGCGATCCCGTGTTCGATAGCCCATCTGTATACGCTTTCTGCAGCATGTATATGATTCTGTTGATACGTGTTCCACAGTTTCTTAATCTGATCGTCTTCTGTCTCGATTGAGTTCTGTCTATTTTTTGTATCTTGCATACGCGCTTCCCGAGTGACAAACCCGAGATCTTTAGTCGGATCTGCATAGCGTTGACTGAACTCCTGGAATGCAAACGAACGGTGGCGTAGGATCTGACGAGCAATGTCTCGAGTCGTTTCAATCTCCATAACCACATGAGCCATCTCAAGCGGCGACCAATGTTTATTCTCGATCAGATACTTCATTAGCTTTGGCGCTGTCTGATGGTTGGTCTGGTTAGATGGATTAGATACTCGTGCTACGTAGGCAACGAATTCATCGACGCTCATAGATGTGACTGACCTAGTGCATGCTACAATGAATGCTGACATTAATCCCTCACAAAATCATAAGTGGCGTTAAAGATATCTTCACGAATAGGATACACATCCTCGTAGTTGCCCATCATGATCCAATCGCCGTACCGAGCCTTCATTGTACCTTCGAGAGTATTGACCATTACACAAGGCTCATCATCTCGATCTAGTTGAGTGATGAATGCTTTTTTATTGCTCCATGTCCTCAGTTCATGGTCTGTCAGCTCTTTCGTAAATTGTACACATTTGACAGCAATAGGTTTCTTCTTAACACGATGTTCAATGATCATATCGGGTCTCCGTTTTCACGCTGCTTATAGATCAGCTCTAATGCTTGTTTAGGAGATTCTGCTATTTCCCATTGTACACCAGTATAACCACCAAATACAAAAGTCTTGAGGCTGCCACCTGGTGTAGATGGTGCTTCATAGATAGCAGAAATATGATCTATATTGATATAGATTGGATTGCCTTTATGTTCATCTGCATTATTTGTGAATCTAACGAGTCTGCTATTCATATTAATTCTATCCTATAATGTTGGTACCCACGACCGGACTCGAACCGGTAACACAGAGATTTTAAGTCTCTTGACTCTGCCAATTGGTCTACGTGGGCAAATTTGGCGACCTCGGAGTGATTCGAACACCCGACCCAGGGAGTAGAAATCCCTTGCTCTGTCCAGCTGAGCTACGAGGCCAATTCTCAATATTCGTTTACATCTAAGGTATCACGGAAGAACTTCTTCAGTTCTTTATCAAAATAATCTCGATCCATTGTTTTGAAAGTCGTATACAGTGATGTTAAATCTAGAAGTGGACCCTTTTCTAAATGTTTTCCCCAGACAGAATAACCACGACTCTCAATTTCTGCGATAAGCTCATCATCAACATAATCATCGAGGTCTTGAGTAGTCATATCTTCATCATCTATCCATACTGTAGTATCAATATATGGCATCACTTTCTCCTGTAATATTGGTAGGGACGCTAGGATTCGAACCTAGTCAAGAACACCCATCTGATGCTAAAGAGTTTATAAAACTCTCCCGCGTACCAACGCCCGCCCCCATAACTCACTTATACCTTTTATCTATCTCTTTGATCCTATTTTCAAGATAGCATATGATCATAGATTTGTCAACTAGATTATTCACCCTAAGCACATTGTTGATCTCATCAACAAAAGCAGCTCTTTTCAATGCATCTACTGAATAATTATATGTATCAATCCCAGAGGTTTTCGTAGTATTTTCCGAATAGCTTAAACCCGTTAGTCTTTCTAGCATGCCAAGCCCCCCATCCTTCTGCATCGAAAACGTGAGTATCTTTAGGTCCTTTTATCATCTCATACATCTTTATGCCATCGACTTCAACCTCTTTAGATTGCATGTCATGTACACCTGAATGAAATTGATCATCTGCATCATCATCGATCACTTGAGAAAATGCCCATATCATCTCATCGAGGATCCAATTCCAACGTGCTTCTGCTTTAGAATCAAAATCAAACGTATTCTCTCTTGTCCCTTCACCTATATGAGGAACATCTAGAGGATCTGTATTAGGATATCCGTGCTTGGTCTTTTTTAGCTGGACTAACATAGGATGGATGATCAATGCAAGAGTATGATCCATTGACCACGTATCATACGGATCAATCTTCACCGTGATCTTACGTTCTGCATTAATCTTCTTGGGATACTTACCGATATTAACTCTCATCAGAATACCAACCAGTTGTTTTCTTCATCATAAGAATACTTCTCGATATTCTTGAGTCCTTTGATGAATCCGTTATGGGGCGCCATGTTATATCTAGCAACTTTATTTTCGGGTTGCGTATGTGAGATCTTATTCTCTACAGCAGCGATGACGGGTGCGGGGTCTACGACATACATAGGCATTCTAAATCCATTTGTCACTCCCATCATATGATCAATAGAAACGCCCAGAGGAAGATATCCTCGGTTATGATCAAACTTATCTAATGCATCAAGACACATCCTAGCAGTCTTAGGAGTCAATGCGTAAGCATGTGTCCCTTCGAACTTATTTATCTGGATCTTTTCAAAGGGGTCGGGGATACACTCATAATCATCTCTGTGATCCACACGATAGCCAAGGAACACCCACTCATTGTCACTGACATCGACATCTAGAAAATTACGCTTGACGATAGCATCATGCTCAAATACTGCCACAGCACCCGAATGTTTTGATACGACTTCTTTCCAGATCGCGAGATGACCTGTCAGGCAAAGTTGTTCTTTGAACCAGATATTCATCACTTCTTTTGAGTCTACATGTTCGTCACAGCGAGGATCTACCCTGAAGCCCCACTTATCAAGGATGGTCTCTGTTGTTGTGGGAAGTTTTAACCCTAAAAAAGGGGTCACAGGAATCCCGTGTTCTTCACAGGATGCTTTGCATTCCTCCATGTACTTGACAGCATCTGGAGTATCGATGTAAAGGATATAAGCATGTTCTATCTTCATATGTCACCTTTATATAATGGTTGCGGGGGGTTGGATTCGAACCACCGACCTTCGGATTATGAATCCGATGCTCTACCTGACTGCGCTACCCCGCTATATTACTTATGCATCTCTAGAAATAAAGTGATGCTTGATCTTGTTTGGTTTAAAATAATGATCCACTAGATCAAATACTGTATCTGCATCATACGGTTTACAGCTAAAGATGTCAAGATAAAAATTACCATCGCTCTCGACAAAGTGACCTGTGATGTTAGATGTCTCGATCATTTGACAGAAACTAATGCCTGATTTTAATTCATCATGAGTTGCAAAGCGTTCGATCCATGGATCACCATAGGCAACCATGTCAATGTCCCATACTAAGTGTGTTATAAATTCTCTGATGTTCTGTTTAGAAGTAATTAGCTGCTTATCACCAGCAGCACAATCAAGAAGAAGATGATAACCCCATGTATTTTCCATCGATGGTTCCTTTTCTGGATATATGTAAAACATTTACTTCTTAGGCTCTCTGTACATAGTGTCACTGATCGAATAATCTTTATTCCTACCTTTATTCTCGACGAACCCGAGCCTCTTATAGAATGGTATCAATCGAGCCTTGCTTCCCCCAAAATCTGCTGAAGGAGATAACGTCACTTTCTTAGCATGTTTGTCGGCATGTGCGGTTATCGCTCTCATCGCTGACGTACCTATGCCTGAATTTCTTTTTTCTTTAGGTACCGCAATCGCATAAACAGAGATCGAGTTAGATCTCTTGTGATGTCCTATGCTATGCCGAATCCCCATAGAATCGAGATGTGATCTTAATTTTTCGAAGTCGCTGTCATGTGATTCTTCTTGTTCTAAGAATAATAAGAACGGTTTCATATTTTTGATCCATATAAAACATTATTTATATGATTACCAATCAGTATCAACAACTTGAACTTTAGGTGTTAAGCCCAACACTCTGGATAGCATAAGTCTTGTATTACCCGCTATCAATTCATAAGATCCATCACCAAGTTTTATAATAATAGGTGCTTTTACTTTACCAGAAAAAAATTGTTTTAATATTCTGGTTATGTCTCTAAAAGCTTTATTGGCTTTCATAGCCTTTTGCATGTTTTCTATTGTTTTTGTATTATAGCTATCAGTATTTTTTAATTTAGACCACATATTGTTGGTTAAATTAATTTGTTTCGAAACCCCATATTGTTTTTTAATAAAAGAAATATTTTTTTTTACATCAGCGGCATTAGAATATTCTTTTACTATTCTTTCAAATTCGCTTTCCTCATCACTATATGAAGATTTAACCCATTGAATAGCCATTAATATCTCCTTATTTACTCATTTAAAATGCTGGCTGGAGGACTAGGATTCGAACCTAGATTGAAGGATTCAAAGTCCTTAGTACTACCATTATACGATCCTCCATCACTGCTGGGAGTTTGTCAGACTCCCAGCATAAAATATTAATTTATAGAGGCAAGCACTTTTTTGCAGTATGCAGAACTTTTAGGTTTATTATCTAAACCTCTGTTATATAAAGTAGCTGCATGACACCTATCATTATTGGACAGATCGAGCGCCCTTCTAAGATAGATCATCGAATAGGTCAAGTTTGTTTCTGGATCAAGTAGTCCAGAACATTTGCCTGTATATCCCATGGACTTTGCTGTTCCACAAAGGATCTGACCTAAGCCATATTCTCCTGCTGAACCTCTAATCTTTGGGTTGTATCCTGATTCCACCTTAACCAAAGCTAACGCTAGGTCAGATGGAACTCCGTGTTTTTCTGCTTGTATTATTGTTAGTATTTTTAATTGGTCGATTTGACTTTGTTTATCTAAACTAAAAGCCGATGATGCAGAAACACCGATACTAAGCACTGTTGCCAGTGCTAATATTAGGTTCTTCATTTCTTCTCCTTAGGGTTGACAAATAGAGTCTTCTATTTGCTTCTCGTATCTTCTATTTCTATAAAAGCACGATTGTTTATTTATTATTTGCAGATTTGTTTCTTTTTGTCTGCGTAAGATCTGAGATCTGTCGTAGGTACTGTATTGATCTTCATCTTAT